CTACTGCCGCGAATTGTGCGAGGATATTGGCGCAGTCCCGCGTGATCTGCCGGCATATATCGCAATCGACTGGGATGAGACTGCACGCAATCTCATGGTTGACTATTCCAGCGTAGAGATTCCATGCAATCACCGCTGGGTCAGCTACTTTTACCGCTGAAAGGGGCAAATCATGGCGCAACGTATCATTCTCGGAATCGTCTACCTGCTGGCCATTGCCGTGCTTTTCGCTGATCTGCTCGTCTGGAGGGCTTAAAAATGACAGAGAAACAACTGAGCGCAGTGCGCTGCGCCCTTGCTGACCTGTGCGGATCGTTGCAGGCCTGCAATCAGCAAGATATCTATGCCCATGACTGGCAGGCTCACCAGCAAAGCATAGAAGAACTGGCAGAAGCCTTCGGGCTTGAGCATGAAGTACCGGAGGGTTTGGCGTGCGAACAATAAACCACATTTATGCAGCAGGGTCAGGCATCGAGCTTGACTGTGAGCTTGAATATGACCCTGGAGAACCCGCAAACACTGACCCAGAGTCGCCAACATGTGGCCCAGCATGGCCACCAGTGGCCTACCTGATGTCAGCCAAAGTGCATGGGCTGGATATCTTGCCTGTGCTTGATCCGACCATCATTGAACAAATCGAGGTGGCTGCATGCTCTATGCTGGACTAGCACTATTGCTGAGGATCATCCTAGGCAAGCGGTGAAATGGCCCTTCGGGGCCTTTTTTCATGGCAATTCTTCTTTTATCAGCACATCAACCCCAGGCGCGGATGAATAGACTTTTGTGACGTGTAGGCTCACGATCTGGCCATCGTCAACATAAACCACCCCATTTAGCCCATCCAGCACCGATTTTGCAAGGTTGTCGATATCAGGTTTCTTAGTTGGGCGCTCCAAGCCCCGTAAACAGGCCTCCAGGCGCTTTTTAGGGTATGACTTAGGGATAGGTAGCCTGATGTACAGATAGACTGCCACAGGCGTTTCTAGCACTTCAGTTGGCCCCATTGCCTGCTTTGCGGTTTCCCGGACTATGGTTTCATAGTCGCTCGTTTTTCGGGGTGTGTACGTCCGGACAAAGCCTCCGATTTTGCTGAACTTGGGCCTGCCCTTGGGTACTGGGTTTGCGTCAATCGGGAACTGAACCATGAAAGTCATTTAATCCCCACAAAAACAAGGAATCGTCTCGTCGTTGCCAAAAAAATCGGTTTGGGTTGTGGCATAAGCCATCATCTCCGCATATCCCGGACGATCCTTCCGAAAACGTGCGCCGTCAGGTTTAGAAGCCAGCGCCAGCGCCAGCGCCTCCATCTTGGCCCACCAAACAGCCCTCTCAGGTTTTTCTTGGATCAGGCTCATTGTCTGGCTAGTGCCCTTCAGAAAACACAAATCACAATTCCCGTGGTACGTCACTCCATTGATATTTGGTAACTCAAGATCAAACGGCTGATTACGCCAAAATTCTCCTACTGTTTCTTTTGTGACACCAACACGACCTAATGGCGCTATTTTTTCCTCATGTTTACCATAGTCCTGGTTTCCGATCTTAGCCAGCCTGCGCTGCTCATCTGCTCGGATTCCTAGCATTGAATCCCATTCCGTCCATCCAATTGATTTTAAATAGCGATGGATAGCCCGAACTTTCATTTCTACTGTGCAAAAACGGCTGACAGGATTAGGCAAATAGTTGCGCCTCCGAATAATCGCTTCGAAAGGTTCACCATCTCGGCTGGCTGTTTCAAAATCAACAACCCTAAACCTGTCTTTTGTTTCTTCTCCCTCTGCATATTCAACCCATGTTATTGGCACATCCCACTCTTTTGAGCAGCGATCTACGAAACGCAATGTCGCCTCGTCTTCCTTGCCGGTATTCGCAAAGCACACCACAGCCTCGTTCGGAAGCCCTTGGTTTGCTTGCAGTACCCGCCAAAGCATATAGGCGCTAGTCCTACCGCCGCTAAAGCTGATACAAGTCGGGCTATCTATCTTAAATGGATCAATCACTTGTTTCGCTCCTCATTCATCAGCCGCCGTAGTTCGGTTGCCGCGTCTAAGCCCCGTTTGCGTTCAATGGCCGAGATGATGACGCTCCACCAAATCCGGGCTTGCTCTGCCCCAACTTGTCTGGCCTTGCGTTTGTACCGCTCTACCCATTCCCTCGCCTCGGTTCGCCTCATGTGCATCAATGTCTCCGGTGAGGAATAGGGCGAAATCCACAACACCGGACGGGTAGGCAACACCCTCGCGTACTTTGTCGAGGATTTTTTGGGCTTGCTCATGTGTCATGGTTTGATGTTCATCTCAATGAGTTTATCCAAGTAGTGCCGGGCCTTGCGTAGGTCTTCTACGCCACCCTTGTCCTTGTACCGCACCAAATACTTGATGGCATTGCCGCGCAGGAATCCCGAAAACTCCTCCTCGGTCATCCAAGCCTGCATTGCCTCCCAAGGCTGGATCGCTTTGGCCGTATAGTGTGTGCCTCCGACCTGGGTTTGGTTTGCGCTCATACGCCTCGCCTGATCTGAGCCAGACGCTCCCTAATGTGGTCAGGCATCGGGACTGTGTTGGCAATCCGCTGTTGGTACTCTTGCTCCATTGTGAGGGGCTTTTTGATTTCTGGAATCTCAGCCCCATCCCATCTTTGCTGATTTAGGTAGACAAGTGGTGCTGGGATGAATGCACCGTTGTCTTTTCGCCACTGATCGGTTGTTTTCATCCATTCAACGTGCTTGACGATCTGATCTGCACACGTCTCACAGTAGGTCTTCTTCCACTTTGCTAGGCAGGCTGCTTTGCCGCCTTTTCTGAATGACTTTGGCCATGCTGCCCAGAATCTGTCGAATCCACTCTCAAACATTGATTTCCTTTCAGTCATAGGTTCCCCAAGGGTGGATAACTACGATCCTCCCGCTCCAGCTTTCGATCTGCTACCGAAATTCATCTTAATTAAACCAAAAAAGCAGTCATCAGCCCAAGTGCGCCTGACGGATTGATTCGCTTATACGAGAGGTCTTGTTCCACCGTGTCCCTCACGCTTTACCAGTCGGTCAATCAACGCTGGTCGCCTTTTGCACCGGGGTGTGTCGGTGTGCGGTGTTTCTCGGGTTCAGTCCATGCAGACCATCAGCTAACGCGCCCTGACGGTTGTCTTCGGAAAACAAAAAAGCCGCTTAAGTTCTATCCCCGGTAGCGGAACCCCGGGAGGATCCGGGGCCAGGGATAGACTTAAACGGCCTTACTTGCTGTCCGCTACGACAACAAGTGCAGTGTCTAGGATTTCTGTGGACTTGTCAAGCCCCTACAAACCACTCGGGTTTGATGACCATCAGTTGATAGACGCGGCCCTGTGGCATCTGCTTCCACTGGTTCACTGCGCCCCTGGACACGCCAAGTATCCGAGCCAGTGCAGCTTGCGAACCCGCCCGTTTGATCGCCTCTTCTTTGGTCATCCGTACAGTGTACTCTACATTCACTGGCCACGGGTTAGGGTAAGTCCCTATGAAAAAGTCTTGTGTGGCGTTAAGAGAACTGTACAATCCACTCCCATGCCCTAGCAATCCCGCCGGGGTCTTTCAAGGAGAGAAGATGAGTATCGAGAATCTGCTCAAGACTAACGTCAACGAGCATACCGAGAAGAAGTCCAACCTGACCTACTTATCGTGGGCTTGGGCCTGGGCTGAAGCACTGAAGGCTGATCCAACAGCCACCTTCAAGGTGGAGACGTTCAAGCGAGATCAGTACACTGAAGAGCCGTTCATGACCCTGCCAGGAGGCACTGCTCTGGTCTGGGTCACAGTAACGATCTTTGGTAAGCCCATGACCTGCCAGCTTCCGGTTATGGATCACCGCAACAAGGCTATCCCTAACCCAGATGCGTTTGCGGTCAACACGGCCATCATGCGCTGCATGACTAAGGCTCTTAGCTTACATGGTTTGGGTCTGTACATCTATGCCGGGGAAGATCTGCCCGAGGGTGATGCGCCTGACATTACAGATTGGCTTGCAGCCATCGAGGCCACTGTGACCGGGGAAGAGCTTCAGACTGTCTACAAACAGGCCTACGAGGCTTGCCAGGGCCATCAGGACTCCATCAAGAAAGTGATTGAGGCCAAAGCAGCCCGAATCGCTCGTGCCAAGCAGGAGAAAGCAGCATGAAAGACACCAACACAATTGAAACTTATGACACATGGCTGTCCAAATACGGCGGCTATGCCAACAGCATGACCATGCGCGATTACTTTGCGGCTCAAGTTTTGCAGGGTATTTGGAGTAAATCAGGGGGCTTTTTGCCTGATTGGGCAGAACACGAAATTGACATTGCTCAAGTGGCTTAT